TGAATTTTATTACTATTTATTATAAGAAATATTTGTATGGCTTCAATATGTTACAGCTGGGAAGACGCTATATATTCTTGGGAAAATGCTTCTTTAACTTGGAAAGAATTTTGTGTAATACAAAAATTAATTTCATCTAATCAACAAAAAAAAGCCTTTTATAGAGATAAGAACAAAAAACAGGAATTAACCGATGATGAAAAACAAATATTAATTAAATTAATAACAAGATTAAAAACAGAAGAAGAGGAATTTGAAAATAAATTGACTAAAATAAAAAATACCGATATAAATATTAACGTTAGTAATCTAGATCTACTTAAAACTGAAAACAAAATAATTTCAATAAAAATCAATTTGTAATGAGCTATAAATTATATACAGATAAACCAAATAAATTTTCTTGTAATATAGAAGTTGATGGGACATCTCTTTCAAAGTCTAAAGCAAGAATTATTATCGAATGCAATGATATAAATTATATGTTCAACGGAAAGATCGATGATGAGGGAAATTGTGAAATTACTATACCAAAAACAAAAAACTTCTTATCTGAAAATAATTCAGGAAAAATGAGACTCGAAGTTATAGCTGATGATGTATATTTTGAACCTTGGTCATCAGATTTTATTGTTAAAGCTTCCAAAAATGTTCAAGTAATTGTAAAAGAACAAGTAGAGGAAGAAAAAACCAAACTCAAAGTAAATGTGGCTCCTCAAAAAGAAGAACCAATAAAAAACAGGATAATTGAGAATAAATTTTTAGATGAAAAATCTGCAGATGATGAGATTTTCTTAACAAAAGATCAACTATCCAAGCTTTTAAGAAAAGGATAAAATTTAACTGGAAAAACTCGCCTCTAGAACTAAAGTGAGTTCATTCAACGTCATTACATCAGTTAACTGATCTAATGGTTGATTTAGGGTTCCGGGACCTATTTCCTCTATTGGTTCAGCTATGTCCCCCTCCATAACCAGAATATCTTCAAGTGCCATTTTTAATTTTGTGTTAGAATGAATTTAACTTTGATATTGTCACCTAGAGAAGCAGGTGTATATCTTATATATGTTGTAGTATTTGCTCGGTCCGTATTGTCATATGAACTCCAAGTAGAACCGCCATCAGTTGATTTTTCAAAAGTTCCTGTTGGAGAACCGGTGTTGTCATCAACCAGTAAATTGTTGGTCACTGCATCGTATAGCCTGACTCTTAAAGTTGGAACAGTTGAACCCCAAGCTAACGCAAACCACCAAGCAAATCTCTTATTAACGTAATCTGAATATTTTATTGATGGTTGATAATGCACATCTGTTGAAGAATCGTCATACAGGCAAGTGACAGCATATATCCTTGTAGGGGCACATGCTTCACCCAAGGTGTCAAGTTCCAGCATGAACTGTATGTGTGTAGATGGCGAGAACGAACTCAAATCACCGCTTTCAGGAACTTCGGTCCATGAACCAGTGTTATCGTCTATACCTGCAGTTCTGAAAAAAATCCTGAATGGGTCAGGCGGGAAGCCCAATTGATAAGTTCCCAAATAATCCGAGTTTTCAACATATGCACGATAAAGTTTCGAAGCATTAGGAGTTGCCATTTTTGGTGTAATTACCCTTTCATTCGAATATGTGGCAAAATACCCATCACCACCCCCGGGGAAAATCAAAAGCCAATTTAAACCCGAGGTGGTTGTTACAGGTGCGGCAAAAAACAAGCCTGCTTCACTCCAAAGTGTCAAAGTCGCTTGTGGGAATAATCCGTCAACGGTACCTACAGGTGTATAACCCAATTTGTATCGGTTTAAGTTAGCGGCAAATATCTTGTCAAAAGGAAGTGTTCCGCTTGTGTTGTATTGAGCTGCGTAAACCCCAAACCTTTGTGTAGTCGTGGTAATCAAAAGCCTGTCCAATGTAGATGAATAATCAACCGAAGCCATTGATGACAATAAATTATAGGCGGCGTTTGCAAGACCTCCGGGTGGAATCTCAATCATTTGATCACTCAGAAACGATGAAGAGTTGTCTAAAATTGTTGATTCCGTACATCTGTAAATTCTCGTTGTGGTTGCAAAATAAAAACTTTTTATACCTGAAGCGGATCCATGTTGAACTGCCACTATCCTACCGTTGTTCAATAGTGAAATTGTACCTGTAACTAATAGCGGAGTAGTTCTCAATGACAATGCCCCAGTTGCTCCATTGGCACTTGCTGGAGTCAATGAAGCTTTAACGTTGTATTTTACAAGTCTGGCGGTTGTGTTTGTTACTTCTGAATTCAATAAATAAACATTATGTTCTGTTGCACTTACAGGTTCATCCATACCTATTCCACCACCTAAAACACTCATGGCTGAATGCAAAGTATGGACACCGGAACCTGCGGTACTTGTATTAATAGGTGCTCCATTTATCGTTGCAGAAAGCGTAAAAGTATTTGCAGCCAATGAAGTTGAAGTCACATAATATGTAGTGTTCGCAACAAATCCCGTTGGGAGGGCACCTGTGGTTGTAAAAAAAACGGCATCATTCAGCCTCAATCCGTGACTAACTAATGTAACAACACCCGGAGAAGCTTGAGATATAGTTACGGTAGAAGGTGTAAAATCTTTCAATAGATATGAAGCCCTTATGTTGTCTGTTGTTGTTGATTCAGTTATATTGTTTCCACCTAGTGCGAATGTTGAATAATTTAGACCCTTTATTATATATAATCCACCATTGTTTATAGTTGCATTTGTTTGTAAAAAATAAAGCCTGATTTCCTCTATGACATAAGATGAGCCTGCGGATACTGTAACAGTATTGCCTATGGTTAAACTTGTGTCTGAGGCAATTGCTGTAATTTCATACCAAGTGGATATTTGAGTTGGGTCGGTTGAACCGAATCCAATTCTTGCACCGACAGCAATCCTGTCAGTTTGAAAAGCTGTTCCTGACCCTGTTATGGTTGAAGATGTGGTTGCCGATACTGTTCCGCCTGTTGTTTCATAGACATAAGTCCTAAACCCTCTTACGGTTTTACTACCGCCAAGTTGTGTTCCTTGCAATGTTATAAAACCTTTCCAAGTTGTTGTGTTGGCATTTAGGTCATATTCAAATAAACCGAATTGTCTCGTTGCGGCTGCAGTAACTGTGGTTGCCATAAAAACCCAGAATATATTATCCGACCATTTGTGAACATATGGATATGCATATGTGGAACCTGCTACATCAGTTATATTTACCATACTTGTTGGCAATAGACTTATGTAATTATCTTGAGCGGTTGCTCCTGTAAATTGTTTGTACAATGAACCTATCATTGTATAATCAGAATTGTAGGTTGTTATACCTGTGGTCGATCCTGTAAAAATATGTTCTACTGCTACTTTTGCCATTTTATTTTTGAATTTTTAAAATTAATTGTACTCTTGTTAAAGTTTGTGCTGAAACTACATAAAAACCAAGAATTTCATCTTCATTGAATGTTGTTGAATTCCATCCGGATAAATTCGAACTTTGATTTTTTATATTGTTGTTCAAATTTGGGTAACCTGAATTTATTATAGTATCTCCTGATGTAGGTGGATAATTTGCATAATCTGTTTTATAAATATCAATTTCGGTACTTCCTGAATTGTTTGATAATATAGTCCAAGACAGAATTGTACCGCTATAAGGTAAATAGACGAAAGATTTAAGTCCTGAACTTATTGTTGCTGCACCACCAGTGTCTACTGTAAAGCTTAAAGTATCTATATTGGTTGAACTTGTTCCGGAACTACCTGAAGTTCCTGCTGCTCCTGAAGATCCTGATGAACCTGAACTTCCAGATTGACCAGATGATCCTGAACTACCTGATTCACCAGAAGAACCAGATGAACCTGAAAACCCTGAAGTTCCAGAGCTACCACTTTCGCCAGAACTTCCAGAACTTCCAGATATACCAGAAGATCCAGAACTACCATCAAATCCAGAACTACCAGAAGAACCTGAGCTACCACTTTGACCAGAACTTCCCGAACTACCTGAAGAACCAGATACACCTTACTGACCTTCGTTTTTATAAAATGTGTTTCCAGAAACATCTACAACAACATATCTCGTTAGAGATTCATCATTAGATAAATTAGCTACATTAAGTGTGTTTGTTGTAATGCCAGTAGAAGTTATTTGATTTATATTATATATATCAAAGCCACCAATTCCAAGATCTCCTGTCATCTGCCTACCACCATCAACTAAAATGTATTGTTGATGATCATCTGATGTAAGACCTAAAAGATTTCCATGAACTGATGTGGCATTTACACCACTGGATTTAAAACCAATTACAGGTCTTATATCTTCAATTTGAACAATTCCTGATTCACCATCTTTAATATAAATTGATGCTATAGAAACTACACCATCTGTAAAAAAATCGGGAGGTATAGGTAAAGGTGCGTCTTCTGTTTCAATTAAAGTAGCATACTCGTTTTGACCAAGAACTAAAAAATATTCTTCATTTATTCCATCGCCAACTACATACAAAGTATGTTTTGTGTAATAAGAGCTTGTAAGAGAAGATAGTGAATTTTGATTTGGATTGAATTGACTACTATTAACATATGTTGTAGCACTTGTTGTGAATCCTGATCCATTATTCCAATACTGAGTAAAATTTATTGATGTTCCACCTGTAGGTAAAAAATTATTTTCTGATAACCAATAGTTTCCTGTACTAACATCCAATGTAAATGCTGTAGTTCCAGTAGTTACAATTGAACCAGTTGAAAATACTGGGCCAAGTGCTTGCCTGTTAAATGAAGATAATAAATTTGCTGTATGTTGTGCATTATATGGTGATTGATCAATTAATTCAATGCCTGTTGAATTTGTAACAACTCTACCCATTATTATACTATAGAATGGATCAGGTAATCCAGAATTAGCGACTAAAGAACCATTATTGGAAATATAAATATAATTATTTGTATTTGCAGACAATGTTATTTGATTATTATTCCAATCATATCTTTTTATAATACTATTATCAATTTGATCTGCTACATATCCAAACCCTGATGTGGTGTTTATTGTTAAACCACTAACTATTGTAATTGTACCTCCGTTTAGAAGGCCCATTGAACTACTTTGAAAAATTAATGTTGAAGCATCCGTATGTGTTCCATCTGAAAATGTAACTGATATTTTTCTTGTAATATCATTTTCCCCATCTACATCATCAAGAAAATTCCAAAACACATTATTGCTTACATTATATATTTTAGTATGATCAGATATACCTTGATATCTAAAGGATGCAGCAGGGTTTAGAATTTCAATATCGTAGGTGATAGAATTGTGAATCATTGAACCTACAATCCTAGCAACTGGACCACCACCGGAATTAGGAATTTCAAACGACTTATTCCAATCTTGAATATCTAAATTGCCAGCTTCAAGTTCAGCTTGATCTGAAAGTTTTATTGCTGTAGAACCAGTCAATTGAGCACCTTCAAATTCACCTGTGTATAAATTAAGTCTTGCACCTAAACCATCTGCACTATTACCAATCACATTATCATAGGTTGGAAAAAGATAATAGTTTTCCATATTGGCTAATGCCGAAAATGAATTTGTCGCATCTACACGAACTCCATAGGTAAAATCTCCATTAAAATCCATGTATTCACCATAGAATTTTGTGTCTTGGGTGGAAGATTTTACCCATACACCTATATCACAATCGTAAACAGAAATTTTGTGAGCTTGTGCAAAATCCCCTATATCGTCAACATATATAGCAGAATAACTAGAACCAGCACCTGATAAACTTAAAAAAGATATTTCATTATTTATTCCTAATTTTATAATATGCTGTGAAGTAGAATTAGGAAAAATTTGTGTGGTTTGTATGTTGCTACCTACAATACTGACATAAGGTTTAGATGTAAGATCAATTTCATTTTCAAAAAACTCACCCGGACCGACAGAAACCACAAACCTATTACTGCTAGAACTTCCTGTAATCCAATCTACAGCAGATTTAATAGATGAAAAATCTCCTCCTTTTTTTGCAACTATAATTCTTTTTGGGTCTTGATTAACTTCGTATAAAGGAGCATTAATTGGTATTTCGGTTTTTAAAAATGTATCAGCTCCATCTATATGTCCAGTTGCTGAAGGATGTTCTACAATTATATCCTTTGTGTTATTTTCAAAATTTAAAGCACTTCCATATATACTAGGGGATGATCCTGTATTAGGAGCATAAATAGCTGTAGCCCATCTTTGGAAATTTACAGCAGTCAATCTTAAAGAAGCTCCATTTTCAACCCAGAAACCGGTACCAGCTGCAGCACCGACAGCTTTTGTTAATAAACAACCATTAACAATAAAAGCACAGCTTGGTGCATCAGCTTTTGCAAAAATCAATCCTGTTGTAGTAGTTACACCACCATTAGTTGAAGTGACGTTTCTTAGTTGCATTCTGCCAATACCAGTACCGTCATTTGTTACTACAAAGCCGATAGTAAAAGGATAACCACCATATTTTACATTAGAACATTGCATTATGCAATTTCCACCACCAGTACCGACTGTTTTAGCGTGTGTGTAGTTTTCGCCGAATCTGACGTTTTCTACATATGAAATTGCATTTAATTGTGGAGTGGTCGAAGAAGAATATATGATAGCAGATGTTCCAGAAGCAGTAGAACCTTGAATTTGCATGTCTGAAATCATAGATTGATCTGCCATGAAAAAAACTGTATTCGCAGAATTACTTGCTTCTACAATTGTTGCAGTACTATTGCTTCCTCTTACTGTGATCCAAGATTTCATAATAATTGGATCTTCGTAGTACAAGCCCGGATAAACTCTAACTTCCCATGGATTATCTTCAGTTGCTCCAGTAATACTATCGACTGCTAATTTTATTGAATTAAAATCTACATTACTACCACTGAGACCAACTGTGACATAATTTTCTATATCACCTACTAAACTATAAAAAGTTGTAGCTGAAATTGTGCCTGTAATAAATGTATTGCCAGAAATATATAATTGTTGACCATCATATGTAAGTCCAGATTGAGCAATTGCAGTATCTGTTGTGTTATCAGATACTAATACTCTATAATTAGCAGGACTTTGAATGGCAGTAAAACCTGTACCAGATGATCCTGATGTACCAGAACTACCAGATGAACCAGATTCTCCAGAAATACCTGATGAACCAGAACTTCCGTTTGCACCAGATGATCCAGAACTTCCACTTAATCCTGCTCCTCCTGATGAACCTGAACTACCATTAACTCCAGAACTACCATTTATACCAGAACTTCCGTTTATTCCAGAGCTACCATTTATTCCTGATGAACCAGATGTTCCATCATTTCCGTTGTTGCCAGAAGTACCAGAAGTACCAGAAGTTCCAGCTGAACCATCAGTTCCTGATACACCAGAAGATCCAGAACTTCCAGATTCCCCCGAAGTTCCTGAAGTACCATTTAATCCATTAAATACATATGATATAGAGAATTGTTCTCCTTGTATGGTACTTAAATCGCTATTTATTAAAGTAAGATCAAAATCAAAATAAGTTCCATGATCTGTAGAGCCAGCAATTGTGTATAATCCATAATTTGATGGATTTGTGACATTCGTAATTTTAAAATAAACTAAGTTTCCTGTAACCCTTTTTAAAACATCAATAGTCTCTAACCAATCATATGAATCATTCGAGTTTATATCTAGTGTACTTATGCTAATTCTAGTTACAGTACTAAACTTGACTTCATTTAGTATAAAATTTTGGTTTCCGGGGTTATTTGGAGCTTCTAGATCAGTTCTATAAAACCATCTTAAGCTATTAGAACCATCAAGACCATTGATACCTGATGTTCCAGATGAGCCAGAAGAACCAGAACTACCGCTAGAACCTCGACTCCCGGAACTTCCATTTGTACCAGACGTTCCAGACGAACCAGAGCTACCATTTATGCCCGAAGAACCTGAACTACCATTTATTCCAGAACTTCCTGATGAGCCTGAACTTCCGTTTCTTCCTGACGAACCAGCTGATCCAGAAGTACCTGATCCTGTTACTAATGCCCAAGAAGCATTTCCGAAAGCATCAGATTTAAGAAAATAACCATCTTGTGGGGAATCTTCGAATTTAAAACCATTTGAAACCGTCAGTCCTGATGTAAATTGAGGGTTTTCTGGAATGTCACCACCAATTCTATAAACAATACCAGTATCCAAATCAGATTGTAATACATAATTAAATGAATCTTTAATAAGTTGATTTGAAATATCTGACATATTAGTTGTAAAACTTTAAAATAAATATAGAAATAATACTAAAAAAGGAAATTTTAATTCATTGTTCCTTGTTTTGAAATCCATTCATCTGATGAAAGTATTTCCAAAATCTGTATCTGATTATAAGGGCCTTCTTTTGTTATTAATGCAGATATAAAATCAGGTTCTTGATTATTTTCCCATTTTATAAAAGTTTTAGAACCATCAGAACTATATCTTAATGTATCTATTGAATTTTCACAAATTTGTTCAAAATCAATCTTATTTAACTCTGAAACATTTATTATTAAATAATTTCTATTTTCCATTATATAAATCTATAATTTAGTGATTGATAATTTTGATTAACTTGTGTTGATGTTAATTCAGTATTATAAAATGAAGCATAAGCTATATTTCCATTGAAATAAAAACCATTAGCACCTGTCCAAGCTGCACTATAGCCTGCTCCTAAAAAATAATAATAAGTCGCTGAATAATTATTTTGTGTTTTAGAAATAGTACCAATCAAATTATTATCTAAATATGTTTTATGTGATGTTGATGCGAATGTTACAACAATATTATGCCAATTACCATCATTAACAGAAGTAACTGAAGTTGTTGAATTTGATACTGATCCACCCCAAAAACAAGATGTAACTATTTTTCCAGAAGAATTAATATAGATAGCAGGAACATAACCCGAGGCAGAAGAAGGGTTTGTTGTATTTTGTTGTCCAAATAAAGTTCCTCCAGCTGTAGTTGTTTTAAACCAAATAGATACACTAAAAGGTGTTCCCGCATCGTGGTTGAAAAAGTTTGCTGGTAATGAAACATAATCATTTGCACCATCAAATACAATGCTTCCACCATTAGATAAATTAAATGTTGGCCCATTTGTCAAAGTACCATTATTCTGAACAGATGAAACTGTGCTTTTCCATAATGTTCCGATTTGAGGGTAAGATAAAACATTACCTGCATCTAGATTAAGAATTAATCCATTAGTTTCAACTCCAACTGGAACTGCATGAGCATTATAGTTCTGTAGAATTTCTGTTGAATTTAAAGATCTATTATAAATTTTAGAATTTAACAAATTACCATCAATATAATCTGTAGTATCCCATCTTCTCATTAATCTACCACCGGCACCAGAAGATAGGGCGGTTGTCAAAGTTGATGCGGAAGAATAATATTTACCATCAACATAAAAAAATAATTGTGAGCCATTATAGGTTACTGAATAATGATACCATTGGTCTGTTGTGGGTGTAAAGCCAGCTGATGGTAATTGCCAAGATCCATTAAAAAATCCTCCATATATTTTACCATCCCAAGGAGCATTTAAATATCCTATAGCATAATTTACATAATTTCCTGAAGGTCCGGGAAAAGTATTAGTTATAAATGTAGGATAAGCATTTGAAACAGGAGTAGAATTTTGTTTAGCCCAAACTTCAACTGTAAAATTATTTAAATTACCTAAATCATTAAAAGTTGCATAATTACTACTTGAAGAAGCAAAATTTATATATGAACTTCTACCTGATAAAACATATGTTGGAGAGTTTAATAAAGTAACATTGAATCCACTATAACTTAAATCAGTCCAAGTTGTTCCGCTTCCACAGTATGAGGGTAAAAAATTAGAATCAACCATTAATCTTAATCCGTTTGTTACTATGTCTGGATAATCTTTATTGACACATATTATATCTGATTGTCCAACATACCAAGCTGCAGCTTGGCTAAATGTTGTATGATTAATTCCTGATATATAATTTGTCAGTGTAATAAATTCTAAATCATTTCCCGGACAAAATATTGATGGTCCTTGAGAAATTTTATTAACATAAATAGTATATCCACTAGCTTTTGGAGTTATGCCATTCCAAAAACCTGTTGAGCTAGTTGGACCGTATGCTGCAAGAGAATTAATTCCCAGTGCAAAATTTTTAGCCTTAACTGTATTATTTACTTGAGAAGTGCTGTATTTTATTTTATTTGGGGGAATTGGCATTAAAATAGTTTTATAATAAATATTTTTATTTTAAAAAAATAGAAAAAATTATAATTTTATTGTATCTTTGAAAGTCCATTGATATTTAAATATAATTATGCCAAATTGCAGTTGTAATAATCCAAGATGCAAGCACCGTCCGATGGTGCATTTACATTTACACACTGATTTTTCAACTTTAGATGGAGCTTCAAAATCAGCTAATTACGTAAAATTAGCTAAAGAATTTAATCATCCAGCAATCACAATATTGGACCATGGTAATGCTTCTGGTTGGTTGACACATTTTCAAAAGTGTAAATCTGCTGGAATAAAACCTATTCTCGGTATGGAAGCTTATTTAAATGATAATTTAGATAAAAATATACCGAAAGAAGAAGCTGAAAGTATTGATAATTCAGCCAAAAATACTCATCAATCTATTATTATAAAAAATCAGGAAGGGTATGTAAATTTAAATAAATTAATTTATAGATCATTTACTGAAGGATATTATTATAAAGGAAGAATTACTACTGAGTGGTTAATTGAAAATAAAAAAGGATTAATTGTTACATCCTCCTGTATGGCATCAAAATTTGCCAGATTGATATCTGAGGGTAAAGAAAAAGAAGCTGAAGAAAGAATTTTATTATTTAAAAGAGAATTTGGTGATGATTTTTATGCAGAACTTCAATTTAATGAAATTGAAGAACAAAAAATCTATAATAAATTCATTTTAAAAATGATTAAAAAGCATGATTTACAACCAATTTTAACTGGGGACGTTCATTATGCTATGCCGGAAGATAATAGATTACAGGATATTTTAATTGCAATAAACCAAAGTCAACCAGTAGGAAGAGCGTTTTCATTACAAGCAAGAGAATTATATTATACAAATTTCGAGAATTTTCACGAAATGAATAAACGTTTAGGTTTTAATTATCCTGAACACTATGTAGACTTTTGTTTAGATAATACTTTGAAGGTCGCTGAAAAATGCAATTTTGAATTTGAAATGACCGATGATAAGTACCCTAAATATGAACCTACACCTGATGTTATAAAATATTTTAAAACAGATAACACAATAGAAATAATTCAAAAACTATCTAAAGCTAAATTAAAACAAAAATTAAAGGATTACGAAAAGACGGGTGTTGTAAAAATTGATTCCGAAAAAGAAAAAATTTATTATGACCGTTTAGATTATGAGTTAAAAGTTATTGAAGATAAAAAAGTACTTGATTATTTTTTGGTCGTTTGGGAGCTAATTAGATTTTGTAAAGATAATGATATAGCAACAGGTCCGGGACGTGGTTCCGCTGCCGGAAGCTTATTATCATGGTGTTTAGATATTACAAAAATTGATCCTGTAAGATTTGATTTATATTTTGAAAGATTCTTAAATCCAGAGAGAAAATCTATGCCGGATATTGATACAGATTTTGAAGCTGGCACAGATGAAAAGACATTAAATTTTCTTTATGGAAAATATGGAAAAGAACGTGTAGTTCCAGTAATTACGTTTGGAACCTTCAATGAAAAAGGTTGTATAAAAGATGTTGCTAGAGCTCTAGGTCAAGACACTGGATTCGAAAGTGATATTTTTGCCGTCACTAAGGAAATGCCAACAAAATGGGATTCTTCGCTTGAGGAATGGTTAATACATTGGCCAAATGATCCTATGTGTAGCGATAGGGTAAGGAAGTGGATTTTAGATCCACACAATAAAGAGGTTATTGATAATACATTAAAATTACAAGGTCAATTAAGAAATCTTGGAAAACATGCTGCTGGAATTGTAATAACACCGGGCCCAATTTGGGAGAGTATGCCAGTTAATATTTGCAAAGGTCAAATAGTTTCTGGTTTCCAAGAATCAGGAAATGCAAAAGACCTTTCTTCTATTGGTATATTAAAACTTGATCGTTTAAAATTAGAAACATTAAACGTTATAAAAGATTGCATAAAATATATAAGAGAAAGACATGGAGATGAAATAGGTGATAAGGTCCAATTAGAAGTAGATTATGTTAATTTAGAAGATAAAAATCTGTATGATGAATTGAGATTAGGTTTTAATCAAGGTATTTTTCAGTTTGAGTCTGAAGGTATGAATGCAATGTTAAAATCTATGAAATGCGAAAATTTTGACGAATTAGTAGCAGCAAACGCATTGTATCGTCCCGGACCGATGGGAATTAAGGCTCATGAAGAATTTATTAAAAATAAATTTGAGCCTGAAAAAAGAACTTATGCCCATAGTATATTAGCTCCACTGTTAGAAAAAACAAATGGAGTTTTAATATATCAAGAACAATTGATGTTTATTGCTAATCAAATAGGAGGAATGAGTTTAGGTGAAGGGGATAATTTGCGTAAGGCAATGGATGGTGCAGGTAAGATAATATCAAAAAAATTAGAGGGAAAAGAGTTATCAAATGATGAAGAAAATAATAAAAATTACAAATCCTATAAGGATTTGTGGAAAAAATTCATCGATGGTGCGATTGCAAAAGGCTTGTCTGTAGAAGACGTTGAAAAAATTGAATCTTGGTTAATTAAATATCTTGGCTATTCATTTAATTTGAGTCACAGTTTGAGTTATAGCTATGTTGCAGCACAAACATTATTTTTAAAACATTATTATCCAACTGAATTTTATTGTGCTCTTCTAAATCATCCAAAAACTGGTAATGATGATGAAAAAAATAAAGCATGGTTAAATTCAGCACTTTTATCTGCAATGTCGAAAGGAATAAAAATTGTTCCTCCTAATAGAAAATCAAACTGGGATTGGACGATTATTGAAGATAAAATTATTGCTATGGGTTATTCTTCAATAAATGGTATGGGAGAAATAGCTTTCAAAGAATTAAAGAATAACAGAGTCGAATTAATGGATAAAGAAATGTTTTTCTCAACAAAATGGTCTAAATTCAATAAAACAAATTTTGAATCATGTTTGAAAGCTGGTTTGTTTGATGATTGGTCAAATTCTAGAGAAGAACTCATAGAAATGAAACAGATAAAATATAAGCAAAGCAACCAATTAGATATGTTCACAAACGATGTCGATACAGTTTTGACGGTTGCTGAAAGAAAATTTAAAAATAAAGATTTTGAAAAGACTACAGATCAGATTAGATATGATCAGTTTCTAGAAATTTGTTCATTAGATTTAAATTTATTAAATAAAATAGCGAGTGTAAAAGAACAATTCATGAAAGCAACTGGTCTAAATATAGATTCAGCCTTGAATTTTGAGGATACAAATAAATTTTATTATTTTATGATAAATCATATTGAGAAAAAAACTGCTCAATGGGATGGATCAAATTATTATGTTTTGACAATTTCTGATGGTGCTGCAACCAAAAAGGTTACCATGAACAATGATCTATATGAAAGGATGAGATTGATTTTAGAGACAAATTGTTTTTATGTAACAAAGTTCTTTAAAAATAAAAAAGGGTTCTTGAATTTCACTAATTCTGCCCCATTCAGAAAAATAATTGTTTAATCGTTTCTTGACTTACCTTTCCCAAAAAATATTTCTTGGACTAATTTCATTTTTTTCTTCATGTGATTATATATTTCATCAGAAATTACATTTAAAGCATGAAGGTTTTCTATGATAGAAATTACAAGTGTGCTAATAAAACCAAAATAAAGTGTTCCCGGTAACCAACTAAATATATCGTCAACTTTTGCCAAATTCCAACCCAAACTCAACAAAGAAACATACAATACCATAATAACTAATATTCTGGGTAATTTGGCTGAAGAAAATATATTTTGTTTAAAAGCTTTTAAAATTCCTGTCAAAGAATCAAAAGCTATAAACCCGAGTAATACATAAATTGCTTGAGCATCATCATATATATATGATGTTATAAATGTTGATATAGCTCCTATTGAAGCGATTACTGTGTTTGTATAAATATGGTCTAATCCAAAAGCACTTTTTACCAAATCCTTAATTGATTCAAAACCACACATTAAATGATTATCTTTCACTATATTTAATTTATCTAACAATAAATAATTATTTTTTTTATTTTTTAATTAAAATTTTTTGTGCTTTTCCTCTCTCATCCACTATGATTATTACTCCTTCGTGATCCAAGCTGGTTTCTCTTCCGAAAACATCATAAATTCTATATATTGGGTCTTCCTTACTATTTAAATTAACTGAAATCCAATCGAAACATTCATATTTACCATCATAATCTGTTTGACATAATTTATAATATTTTGATGGAGTTAAATCAACACAGGAATATTCTCTAGGAAAATTTGAATTTCCTGCACCATCTATCCTAATTAATTCATTTAAATCATTTAAATTGTTAGATTCATAAACAGTAAAATAATCATTATTTATTTCACTAGCAGTTTTCCAGTTAAGTTCAACCTTTTCATTTTTCACAAATCCCAAGAAATAAAGTAATTGTATTGGTAGTGGTGAAAAATTATTTATTGTATCCGTGACAGAGCCTATATATGTTGAACAATTTGCTCCTATACCATTTAGACCAGCAACAAGTGGAAAGTTGATTCCACCTCCTGATACAGATGAAAGAGTATATGTAATTGTTTCACTTGGTTCATTGATTCCATCTGTCAACCCTGTTATCGGAATTGATATTTCACCTAGATTGGTTCCAGAGTTTAAATTTGGATTATAATCTCCAGATGGCAGATTTAAAGTTATATTTCCTGAATTAATTGAAATTGTCCCTCTGCTAGGATTACCTATTGTAAAATCATTTGGATAAGTGGCAGTACCCGTTAAATTTAAATTAATTGTTGCCGGAGATGTCAATGTACCATTTACAATTAAAATTAAATTTGTTTGAACACCTTCATTTTGTCTAGAAGGCGTAAAGTTTTTTAGACTAATTATTGGTTTTAATGATATAGTAATATCATCAATCAAGTTACCTGTAGATCCACCAGTAACAGCAACAAAACCTATTCTTTTTAAACCTCCTGTACCATTATTTGTCAAAGTGCCCGTATAATTAACCCAACTATTTGTTGCTGTATAAACTACAGATTGAGATATAACAGTATTATTTAATTCAGTCAATTGTGCTCTCATCTGTTCTGTATTTGTAGTCCTTTTCAAATACCAAATAGAATAATTAACAACTTCATTGGGAGCTAAACATAACTCTTGATATAAAAAAGCTGAATTGTTCGCATTTATTTCAGCAAATTGAATTCCTGAACGTGAAGTTTTGCTTTGAAAACCAGTACCCCAAATTTCTATTACAGCAGTTGGATCTGTAGTTTTCCAACCGGGAACACTAGCTACTGGAAATAAGTTATAACAATTGGTACAACCTAATGAAGGTTGTTCAAAACCCGGATTTACTATTAATCTTGTAGGTATTTGACCAAATAAAGAATTAAATAATAATGTAAATAAAAAAACTAAAAAAATAAAATTTTTCATAAATTTTAGAATTGTAGCAATTTATTGTCTTCTATCAAGGGTAAATTATAATCTCTGAATGTCTCCTTCCAATCAATTGTATTATTAGAGTTACCATTTAAAAGTTCAAAATATCTCCCAATCTCCCATCTGGTCATTTTTTTAAGTTTAACCCTACCAAGATTATTTAATTTAATCTTATATAAACTTAAATCTAAAGTATATATATCATTTTTATAATTATAAATAAAAGTTGGTCCGTGAGACATATCTTGAAATTTTGTTTCTAAAGAATCACATGATTTATTGCTTTTTAAAGCCAAATCCTTTTCTTCTACAACTTTCTTTAAACTATCTAATTGTGATTGCATTTTTTGCAATCTTAAATTGATTGCATCGGCTTGTTTTACTGTCATTACAACAACAGTATCCTTGCCACTAATTCGTACTATCGGATATTTCTGTGATTGGCACAACGATTTTATAGGGCTTAGAAAAATTATCATTAGCCCTATTATTGTTATCAACCTGTTCAATTTGAGTTTCATAGTTATCTACTTTATTTTCTAAAGTTGAAACTTCATTTTTCAGTGAATCTCCTGCTACAATCAACGAATCGGTCATAACTTTCAATTCTTGATTTTCGGTTGTCAACTTTTGGTTTTCTTGTGTTAATTTATTGTTTGATTCAGTCAAAGTAACATTTGACTCTACAACTTTAACGTGTCCTGTTCCGGCAAATAAAATATTTAATACAACAAGGATAACTACACTTCCTAGAACTGAATATAAAATTTTATTTGATTTACTCATTATCTTTTCTGTTTTATTGAAGATTGAAGAATAATATCTTTTAGATCTTGAAGTGCTCTAGTATTATTATCTACAGAATTTTTCATATTTACAGCATCATTTTTGACGTAATTATTTAATTCTTTTTGTAAATCCTCAACTTGAGATTTTAATCTATCTTCTGAAGCTATTTGTCTTTTCAACAAAAACCATAGAGCAGCTCCTAAACCTAATGTAATAACACCCAAAGCCCCATATTGGGTAAGGGTTTCAAATATTCCGAAAGATGGTACTGGTGAAGCTTGTAATAAAATCATTTGTTCTTATCCATTTCATCTAATTTTCTCTGCAATCTGTCTTTTTCATCTAAATGTCTTTTGATGAATATCCAACATACTGCTCCTAAAGCTAAAGCTGCTAATCCTAAGGCACCGTAATTGGCTAATTGCTCAAAAATTCCGAAACTAGGAACATTGTTTGTTACTGCTGTCGAAATGCTGTCTGCTACTGTTGTTGTTAAAGTATCCATAATGTTTTTGTTTTGTTTATTAGTAAATATTATAAAAAATTTTTACTTTTATCTATGAAAATTATAGTAATATGAAAAAAGCTAAATTTGAATATCTAAAAGAAGACGGATCAAAATCAGAAAGACTTATTATTAATCCGTCATTTTTAAAAGAAAGTTTTAATTCTTACAAAGACTTTAATAAAAATGATGTAAAATACCTTTCTGGTTATGAGATTAATCCAGAGGGTTTATCTCAAGAACAACTTCTTGCTTATGAAAACTGCATAAAAGAGTATTATTCTGACATTTTTATGACTTTAAATGAATTTTTGGAGTCAAAAGGATTGAATCCGAAAAATGTAAACATGAAATCTTTCAAAAAAGAAGGTATAAAAAATCTTAATATAATAGAATAATTTTCTTGCTATTTATTATTAAATAAGATAATATAATGGCAAAAATTGATATCAGATCCTTAATTAAAGAAGAAGTTAGGAAAATTATGTCTGAAATGCCCGGAGACGGATATATTCAGGAAAGGCCCCTGACACCTGCCGAAGAAGAAAAGAAAGAAGAATTGGTAAAAGCTCTTAAGTCTAAGTATGGAAAAACTCCAAAAACTTACGCTATAGCTACAGCCCAAGCAAAGAAATTAGCCGAAGATCAAGATGAGAATTTTGATATGGAAGATATGGATTCATATGATAGTAAAATAATCTCTCCAAGAGATGGAATAAATGCTTCTGATAAATTTTTAGCAATTGTTTTCAAAAATAGTGAGGTAGACGATAATAAATATTTTGACACAGAAGATGAAGCAAAAACTTGGTGTGATGATTGTTGTGCTAAAGGGGCTAATATGGAAGAGAGAATGTTAGCATTTCCTGACAAAACAAGAACTCCGGGAAGAAATAAAGAAAATTTACCATATCATTCACCTGTGTCAAAAACATTAGATGAAGTTGATGAAGATTTAGAAGAAGAATTAGAATTTTCAGATAAATACGATGAAGATCCTGCCCTTAAAGGTAAACAATCAGAACTTCCAGATGAATTGCAAAAAGCTATAATTAATAAAAAAAATAAAAAAGAGATAGACGAAGAAAGAATGTTACCCCACCCTTCAATAAGAGTTTCTGGAACACGTCGTCATCATATATTACCAAATCACGCACCTGTAACAACATCACCTTCTAAAGGTAAAAAATAATTGTTCATAGTTTTAGTTGATTTTTAGTTGTTAGATTGAGCCCACTCCTTAAAAAAGAGTGGGTTTTTTTAAAAAGAAAATATGTCAAAATCCAAAATAAACTGGTTGTTAAAACAGGAGAAAAAAAAATTAAAGATTCCAAAAACTCCAACTCAGAAAAAAAACTATGTGGAGAAACAAGCAAAAAAAATGTATTGGAACCCCACTGGTCCCGAAATTCGTTTAGGTGAGATATTGAATGAAATGGATATATATCATTTCAGTCAAAAAATTATAAAAGATAAAATATTTGATTATTTTGTACCTAAAGCTAATCTTTTAATAGAAGTTGATGGTGATTATTGGCATGGGTTTGGAAAAGAATATTCTGAACTAAATGAAATACAAAAAAGATCTAAAAGAAACGACAAAGATAAAGATATAATAGCTAAAGGTTTGGGCTATGAAATTTTGAGATTTTGGGAACATGATATTTATGATAATCCCGATTTTATAAAATCAGAAATTTTAAAAAAAATAAATTAATAATTTACATTTTTCGTTTATTATTTAATTTTTATCATATATTTTTTTTGAAATATAGTTATAAACAAAAATAAATTATGAGCGAACAAGATAACGTCATTAACCTTGGTCAGAAAAGACCTGTTGATCAAGAAAAAGTAAATGTTGCTGCTGCTGCAATGAACAATGCAGAAATTCCAGAATACATGTTAAATCAAATTGTAGATGATGAATTTCCAGTAATAACAGACACAGTGCAATTACCATCAAAAGGTGTTTTCTACAGAAATAAACAATCTGTAGTAAAAATTAAACATTTGACAGCTGAGGATGAAAATATTCTTACCTCTCCTGATCTAATTAGAAACGGAAAAGTATTAGATGTTCTTTTAGATAATGCAATTATTGATAATTCATTGAATGCTGATGATATGGTTGTTGGCGATAGAAATGCAGTATTGATGTATTTGAGAAAAGAAGGTTATGGTGATGATTATGAAGTAAAAATCAACTGTCCTGATTGTAGTGAAGATTTTTCTACAATCGTAAAAATTTCTGAAATAGAACCAAAACCATTAGAGTCTATGCCAGATAGTAATGGAGAATTTTTTGTTGATCTTCCCAAATCTAAATGGAAAGTAAAATTCAGATTATTGAATGGTAAAGATGAAAATTATCTTTCTCAACTTTCTGGAAAAAACAAGAAGGGTAAAAAGGGAGTTGTATATTCCAACCTCTTAACTGAAAGATTTTTATTACAGATTATGGAAGTAAATGGAAATAGAGATAAACTTCAAATTAAAAAAGCAATTTCAAATATGCCTGCTATCGATAGTTTATTTTTGAGAGAGTATGTAGCTGAAGTTGAACCGGGGTTGAAACTCGAAACAAATTACACATGTACAAATTGTAGTCATAATTTTGATGGTGACATTCCTATTACACCAAAATTATTCTGGCCTAATGCCAAAATTTAATTATTAAAAAAAACTATGTGAATTTTAACTTTATACAAAACATAGATGTCCCATTCGACGCAATTACCTTGCCTAGTATGGGACTTTTTTATTCTTCAAAAACCTCGGTGTTGTATGTAAAATATATAACCGCAAGGGAAGAGAATGTATTGACCCAACCTTCCTTAATGGAAAATGGATATGGTTTAGATTTAGTTTTAAATTCTGTAATTATAAATAAGGAATTTGATATAAATGATTTATTGGTTGGTGACAAACAATCAATTTTACTATATTTAAGATCTACATCTTATGGTGATAATTTTCCGATAATTACAGAATGTCCAAGTTGCAAAATTACTGGTGAAACTAAATTTGAATTATCAAGTTTAGGAGCAAAGGAAATAACAGAAAAGCCCGATGAAGATGGTTTATTTACTTTTGAAATGCCTAAAATGAAATTAAATGGCGAAAAAGTAATAATCAAATTTGAACCTTTGAGAGTAAAACATGAAAAAAGCATAAATGTCTCGATAGAAAAAGAGAAAAAAGATAATAAAAAATATAATTCAAGTGTTACCTTAAAATTTCAAAATCAAATACACAGTATAAATGGAATTACTGATAAGATATATATATCGAAAATTATAAAGAAATTTCCTATTAGAGATTCAACTGATTTGAGAGAGTATATGGAAATGGTTGAGCCGGGAATTGATAGTAATATACCAATAAAATGCAATAATTGTAACGAAGAGTATTCTACTTATTTATACATAAATGATACAATTTTTACACTTGATCCTTCTTATAAATCAAACTTGTGGGAGGAAGTTTTTTTAATTTGGTACTATGGGAAAGGTGTAAATAGAGAAGATATTTACAACATGTCTACGGTTGAGAGAAGGTGGTCATTACAAAGAATTTCAGAAGAAATTGAAAAAAGAAATCAAGCAGAACAATCTGCAGCTGACAAAGCTAGAAGAAGTTAATTAAATATTGTTTTTTGATATAAAATTGTTTATTTTTATAAAAATATATTAAAAAATGGAAAAAATAGATTTCAATAAAGAAACCTTAATTAAACTTTGGGAGGTTTCGGTTCAAAATATGAACCCGGATGTATCTCATGATGTATCTGAGACACCATTAATTAGTTCTTACAGCATTCAATTACCATCTTTTTTAGCAGAGCCAATTCTATGTAATATCCAAATATTCAAATTGCAAGGAGAAAAACCTAAAATAAGTATTATTGTAGGAAATTATATTGAATTTGCATCTTATGAAATCACAGATGATGAATTTATTGAATTAAGTCAAAATTTTAGTGAAAAAAATGATATTATTGAATTAGAAATTCGAAATAATTTAATCCAAAAAGCTGAGAAAAATTTGGAAATATTAGTAAAAAGTATTTAATTTGTTAAACATAAAAATCATAAAAAAATGAACTCAAGAGAACAATTGATGCAGCTCGTAGAGCAATTCAACACAGAAATGACTTCCTTTGAAGATAAGGGTAAAAAAGTTGCTGGACGTAGAGCGAGAAAAGTATTACAAGAAATTGGAAAATTTGTTAAAGACACAAGAAAAGAAATTTCTGACAATATGAAGGCTGAAAAGCCAGAATAAAAAAAGGCTTCTGAGACTGCAAAAAAAAGGCTAGATTTCGATCTAGTCTTTTTTTTTATTTATATTTATTTTAGTAAAATACCATGAAAGATCCAATTAATTCACATAGAGATCATGATAAAAGAATGGATGAGATATTTGGCAAAATAGCTAAATTCTTTTCCTCATCCAATGATGGTAATGATTATCAAGCTCGTGTTTCAAGGACAGGTAAACCTATCAACTTATCATCAAGTGAAAAAAAACAAATACAAACACAAAGGGATCTTTCTTATCAAGCAAATATTGAAAAATATAAGGCTGGTTATTTATTGAATCCAGATACTTGTGGAAAGGATTATGCCCCCGTTCAAAAAAAGGATAAACAGGATAGCAAACAGAAAAAAACCTCTTATAGAAAACCAAGAATTCAAATAATTCCTAATGGAGGAATTATGATTGATCAGGATAAAATAATTAAAAATTATTCTGAACTCTATATTGAAAATACTGTAAATGGTGTTGGAATGGGAGCTTACAGAAAAATAAATGTTAGAGATTTTGTATGTTATGATTTAGAGGAAGATGTTTATGGCATTTCATGGCTTTTGGATTCTTCTGCTTCTTATGTGGCAGAAAAAATATCCGGTAAATTACAGGCAAATAAATCCAGACAATCTATAAATTTTGATGGTAATTGGATAACGGGAAAATTTCAAGGAAAAATATCAGGTTCACAAGCACTTAACAGACTTAAACCATTACCATCTAAATCAGAAATATCTGATAAATTTCTCAAATTGCAGGATTTAATAAAAGAAACTAAAAATAATTTCGATTTAAAATTAAGTTTGGAAGATTTTAATCAAATGAATAGAATAGTTAGAGAATCTGAAAATGAAAAATTAAAGAATCTTTTTACTGATATACTTAAAATAAAAAATTATTTATTGAATTTTCAAGTTAATAGGGGAATGGGAAGTTCTTCTTATATAACATCTAATGAAATTTATAGAATTAAATCTCAAATAGATAATAACGAGAATGTGGATGAAATAATGTCTGACATCCAAGAATTGACCAAAGAGTTTAAAATAATTAACTCTAAAATAAATAACTTTTGGGAGGCGTATAAAAACGCTATTTCTGGGAATAAAAATGAGCCAGAGAAAGAAAAACTACCCAAATTTAAGAAAAAACGCTGAAAATCAGCTTTTTACACCTTGTAACTTTTTTTATATTTTTACGTTTAAATTAAAAAAAAGTCATGGGAAACGCAATAGCATCAATATTCATTTGGGCTTGGTCTAATTTCATAGGTTGGCCAAGAGAAGAAAGCAGAGGTGTAGGATTTATTAGAATGTGTCTTTATTCCTATATTCTATTTAAATATCAATCTTATTTCTTGGGAGAAGAAGATTTGCCATTATTTCTTGGATTGTTCTGTTTGGTACAATTTATAATTGGAATATTACAGTTCGGTGGAGCACACTCTATAAATGGACCTCTGGATTTTGAATTGAATCGTCAAATTAGAGAAGGTATCGACGACGGCTCAATAAAAGTAATCAACACAAGAGATGATTCTTTCGAAAAACAATATCCGGGACTGACTTGGTGGTTCAGAGTTCGTGATCAACATATGAGAACATTATCAAATACGGAAAAGGCTAAATTCTTTGCACAAACTGGAGGTTTGACAGAGGGTTCTGTAAGGGAACTATCTAAATATCCAAACACTAAAAGAGCAATTGAAAGATTAGATTACGAATGTAAAAAACCTGCAAAAGAATTAATCGATTTTATGCGTGGAGCTAAAATAAAATAATAATTATTTTTTTAAGTAGGAAACCTCTAGTAACAACTAGAGGTTTTTTTATTTTATAATATTTTTCACACCCCTTATTCAAGGGGTTTTTTTATTCATTAATATTTATTTTGAGCTATATTTATTTTCAATGGACGCTAATCAAGTCAAACAATTAATTAAAGAATTAAAAGCTGCTGGTACATTAACAGAAGAACAAGCAAAGCTTTTGAGAAGTCTTGAACGTGAGCAAAGAAAAGTTCAAAAAAGTACAAGAGACACTCAAGCTTCCATGGAGGATTTCAACAGAGGTTTGGATGAAGTTGGAGAAGCCTTTGGTCTGCGTTTAAGTCAGGCATTTGATACAATTGAAGTAGAAGTCGAGCAAGCGAAAAGAGATATTGCTACGATGTTTGATGATCTTGAAGCTACAGCTCCAGAAATTGCTGCTAGTATTGGCGAAGAATTCAATTCAGCTTTTAGAAATGCTTTACCAGATCCGAAAGATATACAAGCTCAAATAAATTTAAATTCATTAATAAGTGATTTTAAAGCATCATTCCCAGAAATGGGTAATGAAATGCAAAAAGCTTTCAAGACTGGAGATATTGCAACTTTCTATAAGAAATTTGGAGACGAAGGGATGAAGAGGCTCCGTGATTTTCTAGGAGATAAAAAAGGATTTCAGGGAATGAAAGATTATTTCAAACCCGGAGGAGATGGAGATAAAGGAACAAATAGATTTAGGCAACAATTAGAATCCTTTGAACCGGCAGCACAAAAAACAACTAAAGTTATAATGAATTGGAACAATTTGTTCAGACAAATTGGTGACAATATTTTAAATTATATTGGGTTTGGTAAGATAATTCAAAATCTTATGGATTTTGATAAAAAATTATCTAATATAAAAAGAGAGTTCCAGATTCCAACTGCTGGTTTTTCTAAAGCATCAAGTTCAATGTCTGAACTTGTAAAGTATGGGGCCCAATTCGGTTTAGACAATGAAAAAGCTTTTACATTAGTAAAAAATATTGGTGAATACGCTAAATCAACAAACGTTCAAAATTTAGCTGCTACTGCAAAACAAGTTGCTGCAGTGTCAGACGCAACTGGTATAGCATTAGAAAATGTCGGTCAATTGACTGGTCAAATGATGTTTTATGGGGCTAATGCTGAAAAAGCAAGAAAAGCTTTTGTAGATATTTCTAAAGCATCAACAAGGTTTGGAGTTAATGTAACGGCTGTAGCTAAAAAATTCCAAGATGTTTTTCCAAGATTTGCTAGAATGGGATTCAAAGCTGGTGAAGAATCACTTGCTAGAATGGCAGCAAAAGCCGAAAAAATGGGCACTGATATTAATAAATTATTAGATGCTTCAGATAAATTTTTAGATATCAATGCAGCTCTTGAAGCATCAGCTGATTTGAGTTTGCTTGGTGGTGCTGCAGCACAGGTTTCATTTATGGATTTAATGAAAGCTGCTCAAGATGGTCCAGAAGCTATGGATAAGCTTATGACCCAAATGACTTCCGATATTGGAAAGTTAAATAAGGATGGTAAGTTGCAACTGTCTATGATCGATAGACAGAAAATTCAAAAAATTGCTGAAGCATCAGGAGAAGATGTAGAATCTGTAACAAATAGAATAAATTCAAGATTATCAGATGCTGCGAAAAAAGCGGCAATTCCACCCGGTGTGTTTAATGCATTGAGTGATGACGAAAAAGATTTTTTACTTTCTAAAGCTGTGAAACAAGGTGGCAAGTGGAAATTTGAAGGGTTGGAGGGAATGCAAGATCTAAAAAATGTTTCTAAGGGAAGTATTCAAGCAATGATGAATAAATCAAAATCAGATGCTGAAAATATGGAGAAAGCTGCGAAGAGCAGACAAGCCTTAGAAGAAAAATTAAATAATTTAGCTAACGAGGTATTAGCCACATTCACAATGTTTCAACCTTATTTAGAAATGTTGAAACATGCCCTTGATAAATTGAGAGCAATTTTCGTTAGAGTGGGCAATGTTATTGATAAAGTATTTGGAGCTGAAACTGGTAAATGGGTTAAAGCAATGGCTTTGTTAGGTGGTATCCTTATGTTAACGTTTGGGCCTTCAGCAATGGCAAAATTTGCAGGTATTTTATTTAGAGGAATTACTTCACCTCTAAAAATGTTGTCTGGTTTAGGATCACAAATAAAATCTGCCTTTGCTGGTGTTGGTGGTGGTGCAAGTAAAAAAGCTACAGAAACATTAGCAAGTAAGGTAACTACACAAACCCCAGACATCGGCGGAAAAATGAAAGGAATGAAAACGCCTCCAACAATGTTGCAACAGTTTTCAAAAATAAATCCTGCTCAAATTTTATCTTTAGCTGCAGCTTTTGTTGCCTTGGGAATCGCAATGCTATTAATTGGGAAAGGAATTCAATTTGCTGCAACAGGTTTCGCAACTTTAGTTAATTCATTCAATAATGCTAAAAATGCAGGAGCAGCATTAGGTGCAATTGCAATAGTTATGGGTGGTTTTGTTGCTATGGTTTATATTCTTGCTACTGCAAGTTCTATTGCTGCAATACCGTTGTTAGCTCTAGGTGCTGCTATGTTAATGCTTGGAGCTTCAGTTTATTTAGCAGCAAAAGGATTTTCTATATTGGTTCCAGCTATTATATCTATGGGTAAAAATATAGGAGCCACTTTTAAAGGTGCAGCTGGGTTAATTGCTTTAGCAGCAGCTTTAGTTATAATTTCTCCTGCATTATTAATTTTTGGAGCTGCAGGTTTAATTGCTGCTCCGGCAATGATTGCATTTGGATATTTTCTACGTGGATTAGGTGCAGCAAAAGGTGTGAATCCAAAAATTATTTCTCAGATAGGAGATTCAATGGGCTCTATTGCTTGGGGACTTACTAAACTTGGTTTGGTAGCTGGTCCTGCTGCACTGGCAATGGTTTCAGCTGGTGCTTTGATGGTTGTTGCCGTAGCATTAAAAAATATTTCTGCTGTTGATGTGAAAAAAGTAAGTCAATTTGGTCAAAGTCTTGCTTTAATATCAATGTCAATGATAAAAGGGTTAGTTAAATTGGCTTTGGTTTCACCATTTGCAGTATTAGCTATGGCTTCTGCTGTAAGTATAAATATAATTTCACAAGCATTATCAAGAATTAAAATAATTGATCTCGCAAAAATGCAAAACTTTGGTGACAGTATGGGCAAGGTTGGTTCTGCTATGATCAAAGGGTTGATAAAATTAGGCTTAGTAAGTCCTTTCACTGTTCTAGCAATTGTTTCAGCTGGAGCAATTAATTTAATAAGTAGAATGTTAGCAGATGTAAAAATTGTTGACCTTAAAAAAATGCAAGCATTTGGTCAATCATTGGCAGCAGTTTCTGCATCTTTTATTTTTGGACTTATAAAGTTAGGTTTGGTTAGTCCATTTGTTGTTTTAGGCGTTGTATCAGCAGCTGGAATAAATTTAATTTCTAGATTATTAAATAATGTACCAGTATTAAACCCAAAAAACTTGGGAATGACAGCTTCAACGATGGCTTCTACTTCCGGTAAGTTTGCAAAAGCAATGTTAAAATTAGGATTAGTTTCAGTTCTTACTCCTTTAGCGTTACTAGCAACATTGGGAATTTTAGGTGTAACAAAAATGTTAAAAGCTGTGCCTACACTTAATGCAAAAACATTAACTACAACTGCAGGAACAGTTTCTAAAGTTGTTTGGCCATTTACAAAAGCATTTTTAAAATTACAACCATTAGCAGCATTTACTCCATTAGCTTTAGTAGCTGCTGCGGGTATTTTAGGAGTAACAAAAATGTTGAAGGCAGTTCCAATGTTGAATCCTGCATTTTTGATAGTCACATCTTCAGTATTATCAAAAATTGCTTGGCCTTTTACAAAAAGCTTAATCAAGCTCGGAGCACTTTCCGTTTTTACTCCATTTGCAATATTAGCAGCGTTTGGAATATTGACAGTAACTAAAACACTTGCTAAAGTCACACCTTTAAATGCTGCAATTTTAATAACAACCGCTTCAATACTAAATACCGTATCTGGTAAATTTGGAAAAAGTTTATTTAAATTAGGGTTATTAGGAGTGTTTGCAATACCTGCAATTTATGCTGCTAGATCTTTGGTTAGTATAACTAGTTCTTTATCTAAAATTACTCCATTGAACATGGCAATTTTGATAAATACAGCTAATGCTTTGAGTTTATCTTCTTCTGCATTTTCAAAAGGATTAAAAAAATTAGGATTCATTGGTTTCTTAGCAATACCCGCTATGATTGCAGCTAAATCTATTTCAATAATAACTAAATTTCTTGCTAATGTTACTCCTCTAGATCCAGTAAAGTTGGTGATGACTGGAGTTGCAATTTCTCTTTCGGCTCAAGCATTTTCGAAAGGTATGAAAAAATTAGGATTTATAGGATTTTTTGCTGTACCAGCATTGATAGCTGCTAAATCTATTTTATTAATTACAAATATTTTATCTAGAGTCCCAGTATTAAATCCCGGAATTTTAATTACAAACGCTATAACTCTTTCTATAATTTCTACACCATTATCAATGGGACTCAAAAAAATAGCATTATTAAGTCCCGTTGCTGCATTATCATCAATATCTTCAATTTTTATTCTAAAAACTGTTAGACTATTAAATCAAATACCACTTTTGAGTCCAGTAAAATTATTGACAACTGCGTTAACGTTATCAGCAATGTCTACTCCCTTGGCCAAAGGTTTATTCAAAATATCTTTACTGACATCAGTAGCAATGTTAGCCTCAATGTCATCATTGTTTATTTTAAAAGCTACTAAATATCTTGCAGGAATTCCAATGTTGAATCCAATAAAATTAATTACTACTGCAGTTACTTTGGCTACGATGTCTGGACCTCTGTCTAATGGATTAAAGAAAATTGGATTAACAGCACCATTTGCAAAACTTGCATCCAACGCTGCTCTTAATATTTTTAAAACAGCAACATTTTTGAGAGGTGTACCATTTTTATCCCCAACAAGATTTTTGACTCTTGCATATATTTTATCAAATACTTCCGAACCAATTGCTAAAGGTCTATCTAAATTAAGTAATGCAGCATCTGTTGCAAATAAAGCTGCACAAGCAGCTTCCGGTCTAAGAAGAGTAACATTTATATTATTAATGACACTTCCGATAAATGCGGGAAAATTATTGAACATAGCTAGTGTGATGACTTCGACCATGGGACCAATATCAAAAGGTCTACTAAAATTATCAGCAGCTGGATTTCTTGCAAATAGAGCTGTAAAAGCTGCTAATAGTTTATTGAAAATCACAAAAACACTATCAAATTTACCTGTAGTAAGTCAAAGTGCATTAAAACAATTAGCAACAACTTTAAGTAGTACTGCTTGGAAATTGACTAAAGGTTTAGGGAAATTTGCTGGTATTACAACTGTAATTGGTCCTGCAGTAGTTGTTGCCAAAGGTATCAACAGTATTTCCAGAAATTTATCATCTATGCCTGCGATAAACGCTTCGAGTTTGATAAATTTAGCCTCTACTTTATCTAAAACTTCTGGAAAACTTTTTTGGGGTTTAACAAAGTTTGCAGCTTCATCAGTTCCAATTTTACCAGCAATTGCAGTAGCCGAAGGAGTTAAATTTATTACAAAGCAACTTTCTCAGGTTGTTCCAATAGATACAAAAAAATTAAGCAACATAGCATTTTCATTAGCATTTATTTCTCCAGTTTTGACTGCGGGTTTTAAAACATTTGCTAAAATGGGTTCTAGTGTCATCGGTGCTATTTTTGCAGCAAAAGGCATAGTATCAGTAACAAATAGTTTAAAAAATGCCCTACATATTAATTCTAAAAAATTAATCAATATAGGTGATACTTTATATTATGCTTCTCCTAATTTGAGCAGAGGGTTCATAACTTTCAGTAGAGCTGGTTATTATGCTGGACTTGCAATTGTTGCTGCAAAGTCTTTGGTATTTATTACAAGATTATTAAGAGGAACAGTTCCTCTTAATTTTGCTAAAATGTTCAATATAGGCTTTGTATTAGCAACAACATCTTCTTCAATTGTAGTTGGAATTAAAAAACTCAGCTCCGGTATGCCATTTGTAATACCTGCTATATCAGCTGCAAGAGGTTTAGTTCCAATAAGTAAATTTTTAAGTCAAGTTGTTTTTGTTCCATTAAAAAATATGCAGCAATTGGGAACAGTTTTAAATAATACCTCCGGTGCTATAGTAAAAGGTCTAGTTAAATTTTTAGGAATAAGAGCACTTGTTAGTCCAGCGATTACATCTGCAAACAGATTAGTTCAACTTAGTAAGATTATAAATCAAATTCAACCTATTGTTGCAAAAAATCTAAATAAATTAGCTAGTGTTACAAGTTCTACAAGTTGGAAATTAGGTAAAGCACTATTTAAATTTGCAGGAATTAGAGCAGTTACAACACCAGCAATATCTGCTGCTAGAGGTTTAGTAACTCTTACACAAGTAATAAATCAAATACAGACAATTTTTAATAAAAATTTATTACAATTGTCAACAGTTCTAGGTTTTAGAAGTATTCCTTTGTTAAAAGCAATAGTCAAATTTTCATCAATTACACCTTTTGTTGCACCCGCAATTTTGACTGCAAAAGGCCTTGTAAGTTTAACAAAAAATATAAATCAAATACAAACAATATTTTTCAAAAATTTATTAAGTTTAGGTACAGTTCTTACTGCAACATCTGGTAGATTGATAAAAGGTTTGATCAAATTTTCTGCAGTTGCATTTTTTACAGGTCCGGCAATTGTAAGTGCTATAGGGGTTAGAAAATTAAGCAGAATTTTATTAGGTATAGTTACTCTATCTCCTGTACCATTGATTACACTTGCTAGTCTATTAAGTGCTACAGCGAGTACTATGATTTCTGGATTGGTTAGATGGTCTATGATGATACCATTTATTATTCCAGCAATTTTCTCAGTTCTCGGAGTCACAAGAATATTCAGATCGTTAGCATCAATAGCTAATTTAAAAATTGATGGTATTTTAGCTCAAGTTCCTATAATTAATTCTTTAATT